CTAAGCGGGAATAGAGAAGTCGTGCTTCTGGACTTCTAGATATTCATTTATAAACTCTGGCTTTTTATTGCGAATCAGCGATTGTAACTTAAACTTGCTAATTCCGTTTACTGTCGTAACGGGCTTGTTTAAGTTTGTCGATGTCAGAAATCGACGACGGCCGTGAATAAGCGGCATGTCTTTTGTAATGTACTTACTGATATAGCTAATAACGCGTTGATATTCTGAATTAAAATCGACATCGTCGAATCTTTCACCGATTCGCACAAACTCAGTAAAGCCAGAGTAATATCCGACGGCATTGTAGACAGTTTGACCGTTCTTAGTCTTTTTACCTGAATCGCGCAATCGACCATTGAATCCCGATATCATACAGTGAAAATGGATTGCGCCGTTTTTATGAAACTCTGGAACCGCTAAATACTTTAATTTTGGAGAGTGTTTTTTCTGATTCCTGTACCAGTTTTGGAGCGTGCGGCGCGTGTAATTTATATCGAATCGCTTGCAGGTCGACGGATTACAAGTACATGGATTGTTATTGCATTTTGGATAGCACGATCGGCAATTGTACGTAAACGTACACCAATAGTCGAATCGATTGCACAACATGATGTCTTTTATTGTCGTTTTGGTGCGACGAAGTGATCGATGAATCGAATCTTGACGACGCGTCTCTTTATTGACTCTTTTGATCTCTTTACGATCTGAGGACGGTAGATAATATCCGTCGTGATAAATAATAATCTTAAACATGTTTGGGTATTCCTTTACGATATCTCCTATAAAAATACCCTCCTCAATAATTCTTTTTGCCACCAAATACTCCCTAGGTTTTGTTAAAAGTATGCAAGTTGTGTCCCTATATCAAGTAGGGCCACAACTTTTGACGCTTGCGTCAAAAGTCTGCAAAATGCTTTTCTGGCCGTGGTGGAAGGGGCCGAAAAGCACCGACGAAATCACGCCCATTTAGGGCGTGATCCGTCTTTTTGCGAGTTGTTAAGCAACGCCGCCAGACAACTTGCGTCGAACTGTTTTAATAGCCCATTTTACCAAGCCAACGACCATGATCGTACCAGCAACGCCCAAAATAAATGGAGCGAATGAAACGAACGTGTCAAGTAGACCTGCAGGATTAAAAGCAGTTGTAAGCTTTGTTACAGTCTCTGCACCCATCGGTTCAGTTCCTTTCTCGACATTATTATTTACATGGGCGTCGACCCCTTCTGATTCTGAATTATGACATGTTGAGGTTTTTGTTTTGAATATTGTTCACGTTTGTTTGGATCGATATCCATCGTAGCACCAACAATCTCATAGGTGTCATAAATGTCATACGCTTCATTGTGTCGCTTCCAGATGTTAATATGTCGCGTCTTGCCGATATAGTCATTTTTTCGTGAATCGAACCGTAAAGACTCTGGATCTTTCCACAATTCAAATTGAATCGGACCGAACTTAAAACACTCTACCTGAGAACGCAACTGTCGACGATATTTTATGTCAAGGTCAAGGAACTCCTGCATTGTACCGATAATAGTTTTTTCGGCTTTTCTCTGTTGACAAATAGCCTTAAACGTTTCCATTGAAACGGCTTTTTTGCCAGAGAATAAAACAGTTTGAATCTCGTCGATAAAGAACGCGATAGGACGATCGTCTTTTACGTCAAGGATATGATCAGCAATCTGATCACTTGTTAAAATCTTATCTGCTATTTTGAGTTTAATATTACTATAGATGTATAGATTCGGATATCGATCTTTAAGCTTTTTGATGTAGTGGGTAGCAGATAAGCTTTTTCCAGCACCCTGCGAACCCGTAAAAAAGATTGTACCAGTAGGGAAACCTCTTTTTTCTTTACGGCGTTTTTTCAAAAATGTACTCCACTCAATCGACATATTAGCCTCTTATCCAGTTGATTAGCTTTTTAATTCCGTTAATAGTAGGGATCACGGCAAAATACAGCAATAACGTGGAAATTATCGCGTTCCAGATGATAGGGGAGATTCCAGTTAAGGAAACGATAGTAGAGGGAATATTGCCAACGTATCCGACAATCGCGGAAATCGATTCAGGTATGACGTTGATGTTCGGAATCTGTTTAAGCAGATAATCAACAGGGGTCAAAATCACGTGGAGCGGAAACATAAAGAATGAAAGTAGTGCATCGAATATAGCAGAGAAGTTAATATTCATGTTACACTTCTCCAATCATATCGTCATCTTTATGACTTGTTAGCTTGTTAAAGATTCTGACGATCAGCCAGAGCCAAAAAATCGCGGCGGAAAAATTGATTGCAACAGTTGCAAGCGGAAACGATTGACGGAATGTCTTAGTTCGAACGCATGCATCAGCAACTACATTCGACGGATTGAATGCTTGAAAACGTCGATCTGTAATCGGCGGAATGTCGATTCCACATTTTGGTGGATCGGGAACAGCTAGAGATGAAACTAGCTTGCGAACTGCTAATAGCGACGGATTCAGCACACCTCCAGAAAATTGTTCATTCATTCGACAACTCACACGATCGAGCGTGTCGCTCATGTCTTCACATCGAATCTTATAGTCATTTTCTACACAAACGCCGTCGACATCACAATTCCCTGAAAATGTATCACCAAAATGATCTTTTCCATCAACATTGATGAAAAATGTACGCTTTTTTATGTAGCTAAAATCTGGTCGTGGATTCCACACAAGCGGTATGCCTGAGTCATCAAGAGTTATCTCAAGCTTATAAAATCTCTTTTCTGATAACGTATATTGATAGCCGTAATTGATTCCATTTTTTGAGTCATCGATGACTTTACCGTCTGCACGCTTATCGTCAGATTCTCTAAGCACGTAATGCCACTTGAGATAATCAGATAATTTCGGATATTTTGGATCCTCAAATTCTTTCACATTTTTCATATACGTTACACGTAACTTACGCTTATCATCGAGCGTCCACATAAAATCTGGTTGAAGCTTCTCTTCGAAATTTTCAGGAATAAACAAGTCATTTATATCGACGCCGTCTAATCCATCACCTAGCTCATATTTGACGTCAGATATGAATACTGCAGTTTGAGAGTCATAATTAGATTCATGCATCTTTTTAGACAGAATAACTTGAGAAGTGTCTTGTAATTTTCCCGAACTATTTCCTGAATCACAACGAACTCCTGAACTGCCAGAAAGAACAACCATAGACAGAGAATTGAATTTTGTCGGATCGGCAAAATGATATGAATAATACTTATTATAGTTTAATTTTTGCGTTGGTAATTTTGTCTCAGACCAATAGAATCTAAGAGTATAACCAACATCATAAGTCGACGCTTTATCACCAAATACAGCATAACCAGAATAGCTAGATTGAGTAATAACTATATTGCCGTCGCGAACAGCCTTATCGAACGAATTTTTGGCGATGGAGCGGGGAACGGAACACCTCCACGGCATATTACCAGAATCTAAAAATAGTTTGCGATAGTAACTGTATTGAACATCACGATCGTAATCGTCTTTACCACCATTAAAAAATCGAGAAGTTCGATATCCTAAGCTAAGATTACGCGTACGCAAGAAAACTTCAGGCAGATTCGACTTAGCAAAAGAAGTAGTAGAAAATATGAATGATATTGAGATAGCGACAGTTATTGCTATTAAAACAAACTTGTTTATCTTTCCCATAATACCTTATACTCCCCAGTATCCAACATATATATTCCAATATCGTCGTAATCACATGACAGACCGAGAATACCTAAGTATTCAGCCTTTCCGAACGGCGTAATGATCTCTGATTTCCTGTGGATCAACATAATACTCTCCGGTCATACGTTTATATTCTTCATTCACCTCTAGAGTATGCCATTCGGCTTCTTCCGGTTCAGAATACTTGTCATACTCTTCATAATGATCTAGAGTATTTTGAAGGTCTAAAATATACGCTTCATCATCATATCGTTCGAGTTCTTCCTGTTCGAACTTCTTCAGCATAAGATGATTACGCAACTGTTTAATCAAAGACGAGATGATCGAAACTGCAAGCAGAATAGCAACCACACTCAAAATAAATGGGGCTAATTGCGTAAATATATCCAGTAAGTGCGAAACTGAGAACGCTTTTGAAATTGCTTGTAATTGATCACTTGTCATTCTCCAAGACTCCTCTTAAAAATTCTTTTAATGTCATTTAAGACGTAATGACCGATTAATACTCCTAATAAGAACCACAGCATGCGATTAATTCCTCCTTAAGTTAAATTATTCTTGTACCAATATCTAGGGAGCAACCAGCGAAGAAAAAGCGTGAGGACAAAAACTCCAATGATTGCAAATAGTAGGGAACTAACCGCAAGCAGTAGTTCGTACTGAAGAACTAGCAATTCATGATCTGAAAATGCTAGAAGTTGCGGTCGTGAATAAACGAGCGGATTCAGCATTATAGACCTCTTCCACTCATGTTATCGATTAAAACACGGATCCAGCTAAAAATGACGAATAGCACAATTAAGGTCATCAGCAGGGGAGCAGATGATATAATTACTTGTGCTATTGCGTCTGCTAGTCTCATGTCGAACAAAAAACGAACTAGTCGTTGATTCCTTCCTTGAAGTCATTTTGAGCTTGAACGTTAAACTTCTTAACAGCCATTTTAAGAAGCTCACGCGTGTTATCATCGATATAATCGAGATTTAAGCGAATTGGCGTATCAGAAATCGGCGATTTAATAAATAACGAGCCGACTAAATAATCGTTACCAGTTTTTTTGGACTTGCCAACGATAATTTCGAAATTATCGACCAGGGCAGTTGCGTTGATATTTTGTTTGTCAGATTGTACTTCAGACATTGTATTAAACCTCTCATTGGTTATTTATTGATTGATCAAACACGATAGAGTAATCGTGTTTATGAGAGTATTATAATGTCGCACAATGTACCTTTTACGCAATAATAAATACCATGCAAAGATGAATATGCATATGTCTATATATATTCGCTAACACCTTATAAAACGAACTTTTTCTGGTAATTCGGCTAGGGGATTCTCTATTACATACAACTTCATAAAACATACTGTCTTTTATAAAAATATACACCAACAAAATACGAACTTAAAAATATTTTTTAATTCCAGCACTATACATGCCGGAGTGCTACATTGATATTTTTACATCAATATAAACTCTGAGTATGCGCGCCGTAAACTCATTAAGTTTTCCACAATGCATTTTATATTATTTGACATTTTTATATTTTTATTACCCTACTCCCCTAGCTTATCATTTTGCGATTATTTGACTTTTGCATATTTTTATATTGTTATATATATTTTCTACACCATACAGAAATAGAACAAAAAGAGAACTTACTCTATCCAAAAGAGAAGTTGACCGCCCTACTTATAGAACGACCTCTGATCTACCCTGACGTCTATATACCCTGGCTTTGCGCCGTTATTATCCAAATAACTCAAAGTAGCTATCGCCTGTTTAACCTGAGCTTGAGCAGACCTATCCACCGTCATACGGATCTGGGTTTCCCTGCCCTCGACCTTAAACCAAACTTGGCGTACAGTATTAACTGGCAGAATAACCTCTGAAACATTCATTTTGTGTTGCGAAAATTCAGATACGGCTTGACCAAGAAAACTCAAGAATTGACGATTGATAACTTCTTGACCGCCTCTGGTTGGCAGACCACTCTCATCACGAACAGAAACCGTAGGCGCGGCAAAATAATTTTGCTCAAAAGTAACGCCGCTATCATCAACAAAATAAATCTTATCTCCGGAAGACCACTGAGCCACCGGCTGCCTAAACGTCAACTTAACGGCTGATCGCGCTAGAAAATCTCCCTCCACGCGAATGTTTTTTACCTCAGGAGCTTTCTGTAAAAAGAATTGCTTTAG